GAGCCTACACAGATGCATTGACCTCACTGGGCTTTGATCCAGTTTCAAGATCTCGTTTAGGAGTTGCAGAGGTACGAGTTGCAACATCCATTGATAAATTGTTAGAGAAAAGACAGAATCGTGCAAAAGTAATTTTTGAAGAAGACGACATAAACCAAGGGGACGCAAGTGAAACAAGTAGCAATTAACGACATAGGCAGTTTAGAAGACTTCCTAAAGGCAATAGATGAATCAATGAAAGAGTATTTCGTTGGTGATATTGTCACAGGAACAATAGTACAGATTGATCGTGAAGGAGTCCTTCTAGATATTGGTTGTAAGAATGAAGGCTATATCTCAAAGAAGGAACTATCTGCCAAGAGGTTATTTGATATTAACGATATCGTCTCAATAGGCCAGGTTCTACAGGCTACTGTAATAGGCCTAGATGACGAAGGCTATGTCCTTTCTACTAAAGAGGCAGAGGTTGAAATTCTATGGAACTCTATTGAGGCCATATGGAATTCAGAAGATAAAATTGTCTCTGGCGAAATCACTAGAATTGTCAAGGGTGGCATGATAGTAGATATTGGACTAAGAGCATTTTTGCCAGCATCACAATTCCATGTTGATAAGACAGAGGACTTGGCTAATTATGTTGGCCAAATTGTAGATGCCAAGATCATTCAATTTGATAGAGCAAAGGGCAATATAGTTATCTCACGAAAAGCACTTGTTGAGTTTGATCAGAAGGAAGATAAGAAGATTCAGTTTAGTAAATTGGCAGTAGGCCAAGTACATACTGGCAAGGTTTCAGGTATTACTAACTTTGGAGTATTTGTTTCTCTTGGCTTAGTATCTGGTTTAGTCCATCAATCTAAAATGGGCAAATGGACTCCTGAGCAATTTACTATTGGTCATGATTTACAAGTAGAAATCATAGATATTGATTTTGAAAAGGATAGGCTCTCGTTAGCATATAGGGGTTGATCATGGAGAAAATACAATCATGGCCTCCAACATACCTCTCTCCAATTTCCGCACTTGAAAAAGTTAATAGTCGTGGATATGATGTTATAGATTTTGCTGAGACATTATGCCGTATTACTGAAGACTCAATTGCAGGAAATGTAGGAGATAAATTAGTCCTGCGTCCCTGGCAGAAAGAACTGCTTATTAATTTATATGCAGAAAATGAAGATGGCCTTCTAAAACATCGCCGTGCTTTGATTGGGATTCCTCGTAAGGCAGGCAAGTCTGCACTCCTAGCGACTCTGGTCCTAGAGCAGTTATTGCTTGGAGTAAACGGTGGTCAGATTTATTCATGTGCTGCAGATAAAGACCAGGCTAAGATTATTTTTAAAACGGTAAAGCGAATGATTGAGTTAGAGCCAGAACTATCAGCAGTGTTACAAACATTCAGAGATGTTATTTATAATCCAGGTACAGGTACAGTTTATAGAGCACTTTCCTCAGAAGCGTTCACAAAAGAAGGTTTAAACTCCACATTTGTGGCCTTTGACGAGTTACATTCACAGCCAAATAGAGAACTTTATGACACAATGTCTCTGTCTATGGGTGCTCGTTTAGAGCCAATGCTTGTGGCAATCACCACTGCTGGAACGAAATACGACTCTTCTGGAAAAGAATCTCTGTGTTATCAGATGTATCAAAGAGGAGTTCAACTCTCAAAAGGAGAGGTTGATGATCCTTCCTTCTTTTTTGCGTGGTACCAAGGCGATGAAAAACTTAATTATAAGGACGAAGATAACTGGCGTTTAGCAAATCCATCATATGGAGATATATTATCTGCGGAAGATATGAAGTCTGCCTCGCTATTGACACCAGAGGCTGAATTTAAAACTAAGAGACTTAACCTATGGACAGACAGTGCCCAGACCTGGATACCTACTGATGCATGGGATGCATTAACTCTAAAAAACAGAGAGCAGATTCCACAAGAAGATGTTATACTTGGCTTTGATGGATCTTTTAATGGAGACTCAACTGCTGTGGTAATATGGTATCTGGGTGGCGAAAAGCCACACTTAGATATCTTGAATATTTGGGAAAGACCAGATGATGCAGATCAAAACTGGTGGATTCCAGTGGCAGAAGTAGAACAAACAATCATTGATGCATATAGAAATCCAGACTATAGCATGAGAGAGATTGTTTTTGATCCTGCAAGATACTCAAGAACATTTATGTTGTTTGATGAAGAGGGAATGCCAGTGGTTTCTTATCCAAATACTGCAGAAAGAATGGTTCCTGCTACTGCTAAATTCTATGAGGCAGTCATGAATGGTTCATTTACACACTCTGGACACGAAGCATTGAACAGACATGTGGCAAACTCTATGACTAAAACATCATCAAGAGGCCTCATGATTCAAAAAGCAAACAGCAAAAAGAAGATTGACGCTTGTGTAGCATCAATATTTTCTTATGATCGTGCCACAGTACCAGTACCAGTAAAGCCTGTAGCAAGATTCTTTTCACTATAAAGGAGAAACATGAAAACAAAGAAGCCAAATATAGACTGGTCGTTAACGACTGAGGTAGTTGGAGTTGCACTAGCATCATATGGCCTATTCTTAATCTTTCCTCCTATTAGTTTCATCGCATTAGGTGGCTTTTTAATCTGGGCAACGGAGAAGGAATAACATGGCAACAGCAGGTATATATAACTTTGTAATGGATCAAGGTGCTACATTTACACTTCAAATGGTGTATCAAAATGGTGCAGGCGTTCCAATTAACCTAACTGGCTATACTGCCAAGATGCAATTGCGTCTAAAGTTTGGTTCACCAGATGCTGCATTGACATTGAGCACTGAAAATGGCGGAATAACAATAAATGGTCCAACAGGAACAATTAACCTTCTTGTAACTGATGAGCAAACACTAGCATTAGATCCAGTATTCTATGTTTATGATTTAGACATAATTACTGGTGGAACAATTGAAAGATTAGTCATGGGTCAAATAACTGTCAGACCAGAGGTTACTGTTAATGCCTAATTTAGGTATACAAGTTACTGTTGATGAAAACAACAATGTAGTAAGAGTTATGAATCCTGGGTTTCCTGGACCAACTGGACCTACAGGTTCTACTGGTGCTACAGGTGTAACTGGTCCTATTGGACAAACTGGACCTACAGGACAAACTGGTCCTACTGGCCCTATTGGTCAGACTGGCCCTATTGGTCAAACTGGTCCTACTGGATCAACTGGTTCTACAGGACCTACAGGAGTTACAGGAGATATTGGACCAACTGGTCCTATTGGAGTAACAGGACAAACTGGACCTACAGGAGATACTGGACCAACAGGTCCCGTTGGAGTAACTGGAGATATTGGGCCTACAGGAAGCACAGGCCCTCAAGGAATTACTGGAGATACAGGAGCAACTGGAAGTACTGGTCCAGTAGGAGCAACTGGCTCAACAGGTCCAATTGGCGTTACTGGAGATACTGGTCCCACAGGAGCCACAGGCTCAACAGGACCTGTAGGAGTAACTGGTGATACAGGCCCTACAGGAGTCACAGGTGCGACGGGACCAACAGGAGCAGACGGTGGATCATCTAACTTCTATGACTATAAAGCAAAAACAACCATTACTACAGGCAATCCTGGTAATACACATCTTATTTGGAACAATGCAACACAGATATCTGCAACACAAATCAATGTAAGCCATATTGATAAAGATGGTTTTGACATTGATATCTTCTTGGCTTTGATCAAGACAGACGATACTTTAATTATTCAAGATGCCTCATTATCTGACAACTATCAGAAGTGGACAGTATCTGCAACACCAACATTGCAAACAGGATATGTTGAGATTCCAGTAACACTTGTAACATCAGGTGGAACAGGAACAACTAACTTTGCTAATAACCATGATGTTCTATTTATAGTCTTTAGTGCAGGTATTGTTGGACCTACAGGCCCTTCAGGAGCAACAGGAGCGACAGGCCCTCAAGGAGTAACTGGCGATACTGGACCTACAGGAGCCACAGGCTCAACTGGTCCAATTGGAGCAACAGGTGCTACAGGGCCACAAGGCGTTACTGGTGACATTGGTGTTACTGGTGTTACAGGTCCCGTTGGTGCTACAGGGCCAACAGGCCCAATAGGAGTTACTGGTTTTACTGGTCCTACAGGACCTACAGGTGTAGGCACTACAGGTGCCACAGGCCCTGTTGGAGTTACAGGAGATGTTGGTCCTACAGGCTCTACAGGTCCTACAGGAGTTGGCACCACAGGTGCAACTGGTCCTCAAGGAGTAACAGGAGATGTTGGTCCCACAGGACCTACAGGTGCAACAGGTGTTGGAACAACGGGATCAACTGGTCCTACAGGACCAACTGGAGCCACAGGACCATCAGGTGGAGCAGACTTTTCAGGATTACTACTAATAGGAGCATAACATGGCAACGACATACAAGGTACTGGGCCAATCTAACCCAGCAGCAACAACAGATACAACACTTTACACAGTTCCAGCGTCAACTGAAACGGTAGTGTCAACAATAACTGTTGCCAACCTAGGAACAACAGGAACATTTAGAGTAGCAGTAAGACCAGCAGGAGCATCAATTGCTAATCAACACTATGTTGTTTATGATGCTACATTAAACGCTAATGACTCAATTACATTGACTTTGGGTGTTACATTAGGTGCTACAGATGTTATTACTGTCCGTGGTTCTAATACATCCTTTGCATTCCAGGCATTTGGAAGTGAAATTGCCTAATGACTGTACTTCGTACAAGTAATGCACCAATAGGACTTGATAGAGGCAAGCCAATTACGACTGAAAGCAGTCTTACATGGGTAATGCCTTCTGATTGGATTACTTATACAATGCCGTCAGCATCTGATCAAAAGGTAATTGGAACTGTTGCTGTATTTAATCAGGACTCTAATTATTTGGCTGTTAATATGACTACTACAGATGGAAGTACATATACGGTTGATTGGGGCGATGGTACAAGTGCTAGTTTTGCAAGCGGAGTAACGGCAGAAAAGAACTATCTCTGGAGCGATATTTCAGCAGCAACTTTAACATCTGAAGGATATCGTCAAGCAGTTGTAACAATTACACCTACAACAGCAGGCAGAACATTTTTAAATGTGCAGCCATCTCGTAGACACTCAGCAATTGCTTCAGGAAGCAGACTTTCAACCCCATGGCTAAGTCTTGCTATTGCTGCTCCAAATGCTACTACTATAACACTTGGTGCTAACACATCAACTAACGCAACTATGGGTCTTGCTCAACAAATTTATATTATTTCATCAAACATTACTAGTGCAGCATTTCTTTTTCTAAATTGTTATGCTTTACAAGATGTTGTTTTCAATACTTCTGGAACCTTGATATCAGTAACATCTATGTTTAATAGTTGTAAAAGTTTAAAAGTTGCACCATTTTTTAATACAGCATCAGTAACAGAATTTGGAAGCATGTTTAATACTTGTGTCTCCTTAAAATCTGTTCCTTTATATAATACTGGATCTGCAACAAGCATGTCTTCTATGTTTTCTGACTGTGCTTCTTTAACAACTGTTCCATTTTTTAACACAGCCACTGCAACAACTATGACTAGCATGTTTAGCGGCTGTCGTTCTTTACAAACTGTTCCATTTTTTAACACAGCCACTGCAACAAGTATGACTAGCATGTTTAGAGACTGTAGTAGTTTAAAGTCTGTTCCATTATTTAATACAGCATCTGTAACAAGTATGTCAAGCATGTTTATTTCAAATGAATCCCTAGAAACTATTCCAGCATTTAATACAGCAGCAGTTACAACAATGGATGGTCTATTTAGATTTAGCAATGGTGTGACTTTTGTGCCTGCATTAAATACTTCTGCTGTTACAAATGTATCAAACATGTT